TCTGAAGAAGAAAAAGTAGAAGAAACTACTGAAGAAAAAGTAGAAGAAACTGCAAAAGAAGATGAAGTTAAAGAAACTTCGGAAGAGTCTAAAGACGAACAAGTAGACGAAGTTGTTGAAATCGAAGACGAAGCAACTGAATCTGAAACTACAGAAGAAGAATCAATTGAAGAAGTAGGCGGAGACGCAACTGACGAATTGGTTAAAGACATATCTGCAGACGAAGAAGGCGCAAAAGAAATGGAAATGGACATGGACAAAGACATGGACAAAGATATGGACGGCGACAAAGGCGAAGAAGATATGGAAGACAGAGTAGTTGACTTAGAAGACGCTTTAGATGAACTAAAAGCAGAATTTGAAGCAATGATGGGCGACAAAAAAGACGGTGAAGAAGAAAAAGAAGACGAGTCTTTAGAAGTTGCACCAGAGTTAACTCCAGAAGTTGAAATGGAAGGCAAAGAAGACGCAAAAGAGGCTATGCACAAAGACAAGAAAAAAATGGATGAATACAAAATCCAAAAAAGTGCAGATAACGCCGACCATGCAGATTCAAAAGTATCTCCAATGAAGACAGGTGGCGCAAAACAAGGCGGAACTCCAGTGAAAACTGGCGGTGGCGCTGAAGACAAAGGCAGACCGGCACCAACTGCTCAGAAAATGAGTGATTTTGAAAACACGCCAGGCAAGGACAAAGGTACTTCAATGAAAAAAGAAGTTAAACCTCAGACTGCTGACGGTTCAGAAAAATCTGCTAAATCACCAATCACTGGCAAGTAATTGCTTGATTGCTGATTAACAAGGAGATCGGAAGATGTCATCACTATACCTAAGAGAGAATCTTACATTTGATCAGGCCAGAGTGCAGATCTTACACGAAGGAAAAGACGGTAAGGATTTGTACATGAAAGGTATCTGCATTCAAGGTGGGATCAAAAATGCTAATCAGAGAGTTTATCCAGTGCAGGAAATTGCGAAAGCAACTAAAACACTGAATGATCAGATTAGTTCAGGGTACTCTGTGTTAGGCGAAGTGGACCATCCAGATGATTTAAAAATTAATTTGGACCGTGTGTCTCACATGATAACAGAAATGTGGATGGACGGACCAAATGGATATGGTAAGATGAAAATTTTACCGACACCAATGGGCAAACTTGTCGAGACTATGTTGCAATCGGGTGTGAAACTAGGCGTTTCAAGTAGAGGAAGTGGAAACATTTCGGAATACGGAAGCGGTGAAGTTTCAGACTTCGAGATCATCACAGTCGATGTTGTAGCCCAACCTTCGGCACCAGGTGCTTATCCTACGCCAATATACGAACACCTAATGAATACCAAGGGTGGTCACATGGCGAAAGGTTTGGCGGCTGAAGTTAGAAATGACCCAAAAGCACAAAAGTACCTCCAAGAGGCACTAACAAACATAATAAAGGACCTGAAATAACATGATAGACGCAATATCAAAATTAGTAGAGTCTGGAGCAATATCAGAAGATGTTCAAAAAGGCATCCAAGAGGCTTGGGATTCGAAAATTAAAGAAAACAAAGAAGTTGTAGGCGCTGAGTTAAGAGAAGAGTTTGCTAAAAGATACGAACACGACAAAGCAAACATGATCGAGGCTATCGACTCTATGATGAACGAGAAGTTATCTGAAGAGATTACTAAGTTCGTTGAAGACAGAAAAGCACTTGCACAAGAAAAAATTGCTTACAAAGAAAACGTAGGCAAACATTCTGCTAAATTAGAATCTTTTATACTTTCTAAATTATCAGAAGAGTTAAAAGAACTACACGGCGACAGAAAAGGTGTTCATGAAAACTTTAAGAAAATGGAAGAGTTCGTAGTAAACGCTCTTGCAAAAGAAATTAAAGAGTTCCATGAAGACAAA